ATAAGATCACTAGTGTTGATCCCGTGAAGCTCGTTGGTGCTCAGGCAGTCTACTTATTCAATACAAAGACTCGTGTTCTGAAGTATCTAGTCAGTAATCGGCGAGAAGGATTCATCGTCAAGGGCAGTACGATTCAGGGATTCGACGAGGAACTGTCGATTAAGAAGATGCTGAGAAAGCCTGAAGAGATGTTAGAGTTGGTTGGTAAAGGAACCAAAGCTAAGGCACTTAAAGGATTCAAAGCACTGACTACCAAAGAGAGTGCGTCTGATGGACGTATTAATAGAGAGACTATCATTCTGAAGGTACTGAACTAATGTCAACGATAATCGATTTCGAAGCGGCACGAAAGAAGATCAAAGCGCAAGACGATGCCGTCGAGATGACTGTAAATCAGAGCGAGCTTTCCATGGCAAAGTACTTCGCCGTCAGCTCAGCTAAGGACATCGTTGCAGGGCTGGAGCTGATAGGAGTCAAAATCGACGCTAATCCTCTGGCTGTGCTGGAGATTCGGGTGTTGATCGATACCATAGAGGCATTATTCTATAGGACAGTTGGAGAGGAGCATCCATTTCATACTATATCGAATAGCATATATGCACATGAGGACGTAGACTACTCGAAGTTACTTGGTGAGTTTTTGGAAGACCTATATGTAGACGATGAAGATGTGTGAGATATTACTTGACAACCCGCATAAACTATGTTATTATTAGACCTCAATAGATAAAGCTGGAGATACATTATGATACTGGTAGACTTGAATCAAGTTATGATTTCAAACATGATGGCACAGATTGGTAGCCACACTAACGCCCAAGTTGATGAGAATATGCTACGGCATATGATCTTGAACACCTTGCGCATGAATCGTCAAAAGTTCACGCAAGAGTTCGGCGAGCTGTTGATCTGCTGTGACGATAAGAACTATTGGCGACGACAGGCATATCCGTACTATAAGGCGAATCGTCGGAAGTCCCGTGAGAAGTCGGAGTTAGATTGGAATTCGATCTTCGCTGCATTGAATAACATTCGAGAGGAACTGAAAGAGTTCTTCCCGTACAAGGTCATGCAGATTGAGACGTGTGAAGCGGATGATATCATTGGCACCATCGTCCATAAAGAGGGCAAAGTACTGAACTCGGGTGAGCCTATTTTGATTCTGTCTGGCGATAAAGACTTTGCACAGTTGCATACATACGCTAACGTCAAGCAGTACGATCCTACTCGTAAGCGCTGGATCTCTCAGTCTAACCCAGAAGAGTTCTTGTTTGAACACATTCTTCGTGGTGATGCTAGTGATGGCGTGCCAAACGTACTATCAGCAGACAATGCACTTGTTATGAACATCCGTCAGCGTCCGGTCACTAAAAAGCGGATACTAGAATGGGTGGACATAAATAAAATGGATAGTGAAGTAAAACGGAACTATATGAGAAATAAGTCAATGATTGACCTGACTGAGATTCCAAAATCGATCCAAGAGACGATTCTGGAAAGCTACGCTGAAGAGAACACCAAAGATCGAAGTCAGTTGATGAATTACTTTATTAAAAACAAACTTAAGAACTTAATGCCTAGCATAACGGAGTTTTAACATGACTACAGAATCATTAGCAGAGATTATCACACAGGTATGTGCCATCGAGCAGACTGCTGATAAAGTTGCGTACCTACAGAAGAATAACTCGATCCCATTGAGAAATATTCTAATCTTTATGTACGACAAGAAGTTCACATTCAGCATTCCTTCGACTGCCCCACCCTACACGCCTTCGGTGCATAACGAATCGCATGGTCTGTTGTATCGAGAGGCTAGGAAGATTGTATATCTGATCAACGAATTGACTGAAGGTGAGAATCTGAGCCAGATTAAACGAGAGTCTTTGTTTATCCAAATACTAGAAGCTGTTGATCGAGAAGATGCAAAGTTGTTAGTTCGAATGTTATCAAAGACTCCATATCCAGAACTACCTGTCGAGGTGATCATTGAAGCTTTTGGGCCAATCATTAGCGATCCCGTAGCAGTTGGTGAAGTAAAGCGTGGTCGTGGTCGACCTAGAAAAGTAGTATAACGTTAACCTAAAGTAAGAGTGTGTATCAATGTCCAAAGAAATGAAGTTTCGTGAGTGGATCGAAGAAGATAATGCGAGAGAGTCTATCGGTAAAAAGAAAGACTCTAAGCGATACGATAAACGAAAAGCCGACATCCAAAAGGCTAGACGAGAGAAGAGATCTTATAAGGACTCGGATTCGTTTTTCGACTGATCGTTGACACTGCTAACAATATATGATACAATGTGATATAACAACTTAATAAAGAGATTGATATGAGAATTAGTGAAAAGTTAGTACTTGTCGACTGTGATGGCGTTCTTCTAGATTGGCTATACACCTTTAATAACTGGATGAGTGAGCACGGATATAAGCAAGCCGCCAATGTCGATACCTACGATTTATCGGTAGTGTACGGCATGGACAAGTCAACTATGTCCGGCCACATAAAGAACTTTAATGAAAGTGCTGCAATTGGATATCTTCCGCCTCTACGAGATGCTGTTAAGTATGTTCGTAAGATGCACGAGGAACTTGGATGTGTCTTTCACTGCATCACCAGTCTAAGTCTAAACCAGTATGCTGGAACCCTACGAAAGCAGAATATCGAGAATCTGTTCGGGAAGACTGCATTTGAGAAGATCGTCTGTCTCGATACTGGCGCAGATAAAGATGAAGCTCTGCTGCCGTACATCGATAGTGGATGCTTATGGATAGAGGACAAGGTACCAAACGCTGAGCTGGGAGTTAAGATGGGACTGACCTCGGTGCTTGTTCGACACAGCTTCTCTAAGGACTACGTCAATGATGATGTTGTGGTCGTCGACACTTGGAAAGAAATCTACGAAATGCTGTCGTGAGTTTCCTTCGATATAAATATCCTTGAAGGGTACACTATGATTAGACAGCCCCGTGCTGTCTTTTTTATTAAAGATAATGGAGATATTGACACAATGCCTATATATACTTTTGTGGATAACACAACTGGTGAAGAACTTGAATTTGTTATGAAATTTGATGAACGAACTGAGTACCTACTCGCCAATCCAAATATTACGCAAACGATAACTTCAGCGCCAGCTTTAGGAGATGCTGCACGCCTGGGAGTCACCAAGACTCCAGATAGTTTTAATTCACTGATGAAACACATACACCGAAACAACCCCGGATCTACAATCGAAACTAGATAATCATAAGGATATTTACATGTCTGCACAGCGTCGAGAGAGAAGTGGAAAACGAGAGAAAAAAGCATTCGGACAGCAAGGCCCCAATCCCCTAGAAGCAGTACACCAACCTTCCACTGGAATCACACTCAGCACTAAAGTAGCACCAATGACAGAGAACCAACGCATAGCATTTGATGCTTGGGACGATGGCTCCAACCTAATGCTTCATGGCATTGCCGGAACCGGTAAGACATTCTTGGGGCTATACTTCGCACTCAAGTCTGTTATGGAAAAGAACTCTGTACATAAGAAAGTGTTTGTTGTTAGATCAATCGTACCTACTCGAGAAATAGGTTTTCTCCCTGGCTCCGAAAAAGAAAAAATGAAAGTGTACGAAGCACCTTACTACGACATCGCAACCAAGATATTCAATCGAGGTGATGCGTACGAAATCCTGAAACAGAAGAACTGTGTTGAGTTTATTTCGACATCATTTCTGCGAGGAGCAACATTTGATGATTGCATCATTCTGGTGGACGAAGTTCAGAACATGAGTGACCAAGAGTTGCACACTGTCATGACCCGAGTTGGCGAGAATTGTCGAATAATCTTTTGTGGTGACGTTAAACAAGACGATTTGACGAGCGAGCGTAAGAAAGAGATATCTGGTCTACGTGTATTCATGAAGGTCATTGAGCGTATGAGAGAGTTCGACTTCATCGAATTTGTTATCGACGATATCGTTAGAAGCCAGTTGGTCAAATCCTATATAATCGAACGAGACAAACAAGGACTATAAATAGCACTATGGATGATTATAAACAACAAATGGTAAATTGGTCACCAGACGAACAGCTTCAGGAGGGCGAAAGCCTTCTCGTTGAGGTTCGCCCGGAGGCTTTGGGTCAGAAGATATGGGAGTTCGGTGAAAGCCACGACTCGCCCGAATCTAAAGAGTCTGAACGTAAACTAATAAGAGAGTAGAGAGTAATGGCGGACGTAAAACGAATACGAGTATTTGAACTTAGTGATGGATCTAGAGTTGGTCATCAGTTGTCAGAAGCAGAGGTTAAAACCTTTCTTGCAGCTAACGCTGGCTCGAAGTTGGTGAGATAGGACGTGCCCGTATTAAGCGTTGGAGTTGGCGTGGTTGAGGGAGCAATCTCTCAATCACATCTTGAAGACGATTTACTCGTATTTGATCCATACTATGACGTAGATCCCGAGATCAGCGGTGATAGGCTTCCTCCGGTATATGCGAACTACATGGGCATAGATCCGGCGGACGGCGTTTATAAGCTGTTGGCGTATAATATCACACTCAACGTTACTATAAGTCCATTCGCACCAATTGGTATTTACGGTGGTGGTGAACCCGATGAGATCACAGTTGATGATAGTAACGGTAACCCATTTACGAATGAAGTGTACTATTATGTAATTGATAGTATCACCACAGCAAATACTAACTATAATTACGAATTTGTATCCGGCGGAGCATATACTGGCATCCCAGCGGCGGGCAGTATCAGTAAGACTAGCTTTATTACTATAACTGAGTCGATTAGTCCATACACCACATCTACAGCCGCATGGTATTGTCTTATGAGTGATTTCACCTATGAGACATTCTCTAGCGATACATTGGTGTATCTGGCGGCAGATCCAGCATACAAATCGATGATATCGTTGACGCTGGTTGAGCCATTTAGCATACCGGATGGCGCTGACGTGACGCACAACTTCACTGTTACAGCAACACCGTATACATTCGATTTGGATTATCAGGACAACCCGTACGGTCCTCCCATAGCGGGTGATCCAGTGACACTAGTTCCGGCACCAAAGATTGGAACTCTTATGTACGAGACTGACTCGCTTGTCGATAAAGTCAAAAATCTAGCAGCAGCAGGAGACTAGCTATGCCAGCAGCAGCACGAGTCGGCGATGCCGTACTAACCGGCCACCCAGGTTCAATCACAACGACCATCGCCAGCTCGCCAAATGTCAAAGTATTCGTCCAGGCATTACCAGCAGCCGTAGCAGGATCGATCCTAGGACCACACCTCGGCCCCGCCACCAGCCCCGGTGGATTTCTTCCCCATCTTCCACCACCAATAGTGGTTGGGGGATCAACTAAAGTATTATTGGGAGGATTTCCTGCGTTGAGGGTAGGCGATAGTGCAGATCTAGGCGTCATCATGGCTGGATCATTTAAAGTGCTAATTGGTGGATAAAAAGGTTGACATCGTAACGCATCTATAGTATAATGGTTCTTCAATAAAGAGGAATATTATGTTTACGCATGTCGATCACGGTTATGCCCTTAAAGAGTTATCAGCAGATACTTCAGAAAAGGGTCGATTCTATACTACGCCAACAGGCGCAATACTTCCTTCTGTCACCACTGTCCTAAGTGTCCAAGATAAGTCTGGACTCGATGCTTGGCGAAAGCGGGTGGGAGACGAGGAGGCGAATAAGGTGATGCATCAGGCGTCACTTCGAGGTACCGCTGTTCACCAACTGGCAGAGGACTATGTGAACAATGATCCAAACTGGAGCAAGGGTGCAATGCCCGCTAACGTGTTCACCTTCAATACAGTCAAAGCAGTATTAGATAAGCATATGGATAACATCTGGATGCAGGAAGCACC